GGGGGGGGCGGCCCCGCCGGGGTCTTGCCCGGCGGGGGCCAACCCCCCGAAGACGAGTCTGACGACGATGACGATGGGGAGGTTGAAGACGCCGCTGGGGATGAAAGCGGCGTTGCCATGGCCGAGGCCGCGGAGCGCGTTAACGCGCAGCAGGCGGCTTTCCGCGACGGCACCACGATCACGAGCACCGTGGTGGAGGCTCCGGGCGCGGCGAGCACGTCTGGACAGGCCGAGGGGGCCGAGGTCGGCACGCGGGTGGCGCGGCCTCGGTTCCCGAGCATGTCGGAGGAGGAAGTTTTCCTTTTCAGCAACGACCCGCGCAATCTGGAGGCGGCGAACACTCTCCGCAACAAGGGCGTTGGTGTGCACCAGCCCAGCGAGAAAGAAGCCGCCGTCCGTGATGAGTTGGTCGACGTGCTTTGTGACATGGTGTTCACAAAGCGCGAGAGCGAGAAGGCAATGATGGAGTACGAGTCGCTGACTAAGACGGCACTGCCACGGAAACTGTCTGAGGAGCAGAAACTCCAGTGGCAGCAGGACGCGCTGGCGGCCGCAGAGGGCGACGGTCTCAGTTACAGCAAGTTCATCGACGCTTTTGTCAAGGCTGAGGTGTCTGCGAAGCCAAAACCGAGACCGATCGCGAACCACAAGGAAATTCGCCTTTGCGCACTGGCAAAATGCGCTTGGACGTATGAACACGTGCTTTTCCGGCGCATGAACAAAATGTCAATCAAGCACCGCACCAAGAGCGAAGCGTTGTCCGACGTTGCGAACGCGCTGAGCTCTATGAAGAACGGTAGGTGGTGCGAGAACGATTTGACGGCGTTCGAGTTCGGAATATCTGCGAAATTGAAGGCATGCGAGTGCGCTATCCTCCGCCATGTAGCTTCGCAAATTGGCATTGAGGACGTTGGCAGCCTTCTATTTGAGCGCGTGGTCAACGACAGGACGAAAACCTGTGTGTGGTCGATGCGGTACACGGACGAGACAGGGGAGAAGAGGACGTTTCGTTTGATTCTTCCCACGGTCATGCGCGAGAGCGGTGACCGTCTGACGAGTTCTGGTAATTTCTTGCAGAATTTGATTGCCTGGTGTTCCTTCCTGCTGGCACCCGGTACCGTCAGGAAATCGGTAGAGTCATTGCTCCGCACCCGAGGCGAGCACATGTTCTATTGTTCTGCGAGGGATGGCAAGAAGTACTTGGCCAAGCTCGTTTTCGAGGGCGACGACACGCTGGGCCGTCTCGATGAGCCAGTGTGGGAGCCCAAGCGCGAAGGTGCCACGGAAAGTCTAGTCGACGATTTCTTTTATCGGTGGGGCTGGAAGCCCAAGCTCTCCTGGAAAGCTACGTCTGGTTACGACTACGCGCGAGTGGTGGGTTACGACATTCTCATCAAAGATGGCGTCGCGGTGCGCGACGGCGACAAGTTGGTCGCGTGCCCGGAGATGAGGCGGTTGTTGAACACCAAGCAATGGACGACTACCAACGTAACGCCAGAGGAGCTTAAGACCTGCAACCGTATTTTCGCCGCGACGCTCGCGGCTGATTTTACGCGGGTCGAGCCGATGTACTCATTCCTCAGATCAATGTATGACAGCAATCCCGGGGGAAAAACGGTCACGGACGAGAAAGTGCGCGAACATTTCCTGATGATGACTGGAGAGTTACCCGCGCACGGCTCGTCTTTGTTGAGTGACATAGCATTCCCCGAGTTTGATGGAGCGGGCAACGACGTTGAGTGGAAAGCGTTGGCCCGCGTGTCATGCGGAGATTTTACCGACTTGGAATGGGCCACGGCCTGTGCCCAGCCTTTGCACGACAGGCACGGGGCGGACTTGGCAACCGGGATGCCGGCCTCTTGGGTCGGCACGGTCGCGTGAGCGCATGGCATTTAATTAATTAGCCTAATACGTGAAGTGTATGAGCCGGGCCCTCCGGGGTCGCGCTCGGCGGCGGTTTAGGTAGAGGTGGGAGCGCACGGCCCAACTCCCTAGGCTGCCCCGAGCAACAATACCTGTTGGTTTTCGACACAGAGCCTTCAGGGTCCACGTGTCCGGTGCGCGCCTCGGCGGGCGCGCACTGCAAGACAGGAGTGCCGCCGGCACGTGGATGTGAGACCGCTCCGTGCTTATTGCTTTGCGCGGATAGGGGTGGCGGCACGGCGGGCATTGAGGAGCAAGGGCCGGTGCTCCTCATTGCCGCGTGCCGGCCCGAGCCATACCCCGAAGGTTGCCTTATGCCTGAGTAGCCGAGGGTAGTTCGGTGAACAGCCTGGAAGCCGGGTAGCGCCGGTGACGGTGAGGGCGCCACTGTTTCCCAGCGCGTGGGTTGGCCTCTTGGGAGGGGGGCCGTAAAATGGTGGTTTCGTTGTGTGAGTGGTGGCTCGAAGGACACAGGCCTGCGAGGCCGGCTCTGCAGTGTTCGCTGCGCTGCAACCGGGATATGTGGGTACTGGTCTGGATGTTTCGTTCGCGTAGCGCGCGCGGGTGAATAACTGCTGGATGGCTGCACGGCGGGCATTTTGCCGCGTGACGGCTTGAAGGTGGCGCACAACGACAAATGGCATCGCGGGGGTGACGGCCCGCAACAACGCGCGTGCAGGGGGACGCCCCCCCCATTCGCACTTCACGATGCATGTGGGTATGTGGACTTAGCGAATCCGTTGCAGACCCGTTAGCTGGTGGCGGCACCAGCTGAATTCACCACATTACAAAACAAAAATCGCAAAACGAAACTTAGCGACGGGGCAAGCCCCGGAAGATAAAAATAGCATAAGTAAAACCCAGGCGTCCTCCTCAAGGTGCATCTGTGTCGCATTCTGACGCCTGGTCGTTGTCTCCGGCTGCCGCCGGGGGTTGAACGCTGCGAAGTGATTTCCGTATTGCTGGTCGTGAAACGATGGCCGGCAAGGGTACGCGGAAGAACGGGAACAACGCGCGCCGCGCGCCTCGCCGTCAGGGGGGGCGTGCCGCCAACCGGAGCACGGCCACTCGCGTCTTGGCGACTGGCGTTGGTGCCTCCGTCCCGAAACCTTTTGGCAGCCGTCCCGGGCAAGGCTTGGCCTGCTGGGACGCGAAGCACCCTTCTCATCTTGCCCTGCCACGCGCTGTGGGCCCTTACACGACTGTGCGTGCTACGCGACGCGTGCAATTGAACACTCATTGCAACGTCATCGGCACGTTTCAGGAGGGCCACATTGCCCCGTCACAGGCGGGCGATTGGAGCGAGGTCGTGTTGGTGGCGGACGTCACGGCGACGAACCCCATCAACGGACATTTGAACACGCGTTCCGTCACCGTGGACCTGAGCGGCCTGGGTGACGCTGCGACGCTTGTTCCCTCCGCTCTGTCGGTGCAGGTGATGTGCCCTACCGCGCTTCAAACCGCGAGCGGGATCATCTATGCGGGGGTGATGAATACGCAGGCGGCGCTGGGTGGCCGCGTGGACTCTTGGGACGACTGGTGCAACAAGTTTGTGCAGTTCCAGAGCCCGCGGCTTTTGGCTGCGTCCAAGCTGGCATTGCGTGGCATTCAAATCAATTCCTACCCTTTGAACATGACGGAGGTGAGCAAGTTCACGCCGCTGAGGAAGGAGGCTGATTTGCAATTTGAGTACACCGACCAGCGTGTTGAGCCAACTGGGTGGGCGCCTATCGTGATTTACAATCCGGAAGGCACGACGCTGGAGCTCCTCATCACCGTGGAGTACCGCGTGCGGTTCGACTTGGACCACCCAGCCAGCGCGTCGCACACCCACCATCCCGTCGCTTCAGACTCGACGTGGGACAGAATGGTGCGATCTGCCACAGCACTCGGGAATGGCGTCATGGACATCGCGGACGTCGTCGCCAACACCGGCATGGCCGTCGGCCGTGCCGCGATGGTTGGACGGGCCCTGACCAACGGAGCGGCCAGGGCTTTGCCCGCGTTGACCATGTAGGCGTGCGTTGGCACTCGGGAGGTGGCTGGAGGCCTAGAAAACTTCCTCCCTTTGTCAGCGTTAGCCTCCCCGCGGCTCGCCCGGGTCGGGGGACCACGACACTAAAAACCCGGCGGGCGTCACCGACGTCGGGGCAGCACGTGCTGTAGAACTGGAGCGGGCTTTCCCCCCCTCGGGGGGTGCATGTAAG